CTCGGCCGCGTCTGCTGCCCTGTGCTCGATCGACCCGGACATGGACGGCGACATTGACGTCCCTGGCGCCGATGCGGAGGACACCGACGGCGACATGGCCGACACCTCGGCCCAGGTGGACAACGGGGACGGGGTGGAAGACCTCGTGGCGCGGCTCATGGCCGCCGTCCGCAAGGAGTCCGCCGAGGACCCGCACGCGCTCCTCGCCGAGGCGATGGGCACACATGCCGTCACCGAGGCGGCACCTGACCCGGCACCGGAAGCGGCTGCCGAACCGCAAGGAAAGGAGCCCGCAGTGAGCGAGGCACCCACCACGGAGGCGGTCGCGCCGGCCACCTTCAACCAGACCGACCTCAACGCCGCGGTCGCCCAGGCGCTCGCAGCCGAGAAGGCAGCCCGCAAGGCCCGCAAGCAGGGCGCCCGGCCGCCTGCCGAGTCCGCCCCGGCGGCGCCTGTCGCCGAGACCGAAGACGAGCGCATCACGCGGATCGTCCAGGAGCGGATCGCGGCCGCCAGCCCGGTGGCCGTCACCGAGACGGAAGAGGATCGGATCTCCCGCCTCGTGGATGAGCGCCTGACCGCCGCCAAGCAGGGCCTCATGGAGTCCGGCGGAGGCCCGTCCCGTAAGGGCCTCGTCGCCGAGCACTCTGCTGCCGCCGCGTCCGGTGAGGTCGCCGCTGACCTGCCGCTGAAGAACGGCGTCGCCCTCCCGATGGAGGAGTGGACGGACACGCAGCGGCGTGCTGTCGGCCGTGAGCTGGAGCGCCACGTCCTCGGCTCCCGGGCCAGCCAGTAACACGGCGCGGCCCTCACGCGGGGGCCGCGCCCCCTGATCAAATCCTGACCGCCAGCCCATCCGCGGCTGGTGCCTTCCGGCGGTGACGGTCCCCCGCAACCCATCACCCGGAAGGGGTACAGCCATGCCCAGCGAACTCCGCGAGGCACTCACCGTGAGCGGCGTCAGCCCGCTCCTTGCCAAGGTCATCGACCCGCTCCTGCTGGAGTACATGCGGCGCGTCGCGCCCCTGGTGCGGTCCATCCCGATGACCCAGTGGGACACCGACACCTACTACTGGAACAACCGCAACCAGGTCGCAAGCGGCGGGTTCGTCACCGACGGCGGCGCCGGCCCGGTCTCCAACTCTGTGTACGCGCAGTCCAGCTTCCAGATGAAGCACCTGCAGATCGTCGGCGCGGTCACCGGCTACAGCCAGGCGGTCACCCGCATGGTCATCGGTGACCTGCGGCAAACTGAAATCGAAGGCAGCATTCAGGGCCTGCTGTGGGACACCGAGACCGCGATCGACTGGGGCAACTCGGCGTCCACCGTCAACGGCGCCAAGCCCCAGTTCGACGGCCTCGACACGCAGGTCAACGTGTGGAGCGGTGCCTACCAGAACGCCCTCGACAAGGGCGGCAACACGCTCACCACCGCGCACCTTGACGCGCTGATGGACATGGTGCAGACCAACGCCGCGCTGCCGATGCTCGGCGCCAACTGGATGTTCGTCTGCTCGTCCACGGTGATCAGCAAGGTCGCGCAGCTCATGCAGGGCCAGCAGAGGTTCCAGCAGGTCACGGTCGCTCCCGGCCTCCTGGTCGACTCCTACCGCAACATCCCGATGGTCACCACGTCGTTCCTCGCCCCGCGCGGCTACGGCATGGGCACCGTCACCGGAGGGGCTGGCACCGGCGCGGGCCCCGGCGGCCTGTCCGGGCTGACCGGCTCCCTGTCCAACGCCACCTACAAGTACGTGGTCTCCCCGGTCATCGCGCGGCAGGGCGAGATCCTCCCCTGCGTCGAAGTGTCGCAGGCCACTGGCGGGGCGAACGGGTACGTCACCCTGGCGTTCTCCACCCCGACGGGGCAGGACGGCGCGCTGCCGATCCTGTACAAGGTGTACCGGACCCTCAGCGGCGGGGCGGCCGGGTCGGAGACCTTCCTCGGCTACGTCGACGCCACCGTCGGCCTCGCGACAGACGGCGTCACCCCCGTCTACGCCACCTGCATCGTCGACACCGGCGCGGCACTGATCCCCGTCGTCGGCTCCGGTGCCACCACGGTCCCCGGCGTGCTCGCGACCACGTACTTCGGCACCAACACGGGCGCCTACCCGCTCGCGTCGGGCCTGGAGAACATCTACCTCATGAGCCGCGACCGGAACTTCATCATCCGGCCGTACGTGCGCGAGGCGGTTCCCTTGGATGTGTATCCAACCACTAACTCTCCGGACTCACTTCCGTATGCGCTGGTGACCGATACCTGCCTGGCAGTCCGCGCGCCCCGCTACCTGGGACGCCTCGGCCGGGTGGCGACCAGCGTCTGACCAAAGGCCTCGCGACGGCACCTTGCGGCGGGTTCTGCTCCGCGCCGCAAGGGCCGTCCGGGCGGAAAGGAATGCCGCCATGGTGCGGATACGCAAGGCCCAGGGCGGGTCGGGCATCGGCCCCCACTGGTGGCCTCAAGAGGACCCGGTCTGCGATGTCCCCGAGGAACTGGCCCGCGACCTGCTAGCCCACCCCGAGTGGGGCTTCAGCCTGGAGCCTGACCCGGTGCCCGAGCTGGAAGCGCCGGCGGGCGACGGCGAAGGCGACGGGCCGTCTGCGGAAGACGACAACGGCAAGGGCGACGGCGATGAGGGCGACCATCCGGAGCCTGCCATGAAGCCCGCGGCACGAAAGCGCAAGCCGGCCGCCTCCGCGTGACCGGACAGCTTCGCGCGAGGGGGTGACCGGTGGCAGACAGCCCGATCCCTCTTTGCTCTGAGGCGCAGCTCAAATCTGGCCCTTTCGGGGACCTGGTGAAGGACTACTCGCCGCAGGCCCTGTCTGACCTGCTGGCCGAAGGTACCCGCGAGTGCGAGTCGGAGACGGGCCGAAGGCTGGTGCCGTTCTCCGGGGTGACGGAAACGCACCGCGCGGAGGGCATGGACCCCGACGAATACACGGACGCGGCGAACCTGCCGATGGACTTGCAGGGGACCCTCGGCCGGTCGTACGCGCACGCGCTCGGGGCGTCCACGCTGGTCAGGCACTGCTGGCTGAACGAGTTCGCCGTCAGGTACCCCGAGATGTGGTCCTACACCAGCGTCCAAATCAAGATCATCCGGTCCTACGGCGGGTCGGAGAACCTGTCGGCCGCGCAGTTCACCGGGGCGGAGACCGACAGCGGGCACGTCTGGTTCCAGCTCGGCCTGTTCATCCCGATCGGCTCGCTTATCAGGGTGACCTACAGCGGCGGCTACACGGTCTCGACCCCGGCGGACCTGGTGAGGGCGAACAAGTTCATGTGCGCCTACCTGGCCTGCAAGGAGCTGAATCCGGAGTCAACCGACCATGACCCTGACCAGTTGCACACCAGTGCCCTGATGGCCCTCGCGAACTACGTGCGGTCATGAGCGGGGCAGCTGCCTTCCGCGCCCACAAGGGCCGCGGTAGCGGTTCCGCGTTCCGCGCCCACAAGGGCAGGTCGTCAGCGTCGGCGTTCTCCGCTCACGGCACCCGGAAAACAGGGGCGCACGGGGCCAAGATAGCGAAGGCCAAGATCGTCAAGGCGAAGAAGGCCAAGGCGGTCCGGATGAAGAAGGCCACGCTCAACCTGGCCCTCATCGCGAAGCGCTAGCCCGGCTCGCCGGATTCGAGTTCGTCGGCGATCTCCAGGAGCGCGGCAGCGGTTTCGCGTGCCTGCGCTGCCGTGAGGTAGTGGACGCACGGCTCATCTTGCGGGCCGAGGAGCTTCACTGCCGGCCCGTGGATGTTGGTGATGCGCCACATTTCGCCGAGCGCGGTCGGGTAGATCGTGGTCTCGTAGCCGCCCAGGAGCGTGGCGACGCGCTTTTCGGTCACGCCGTCAGGATGCCAGTTCCCCGCGATCGGTGACGACCTCGCCGAGGATGCCGCCACCCCGCCCCGGGATAAGGCGCGTCGGCTCCCACGGTGACAGGAACTCAGTGTCGCGGCCCAGGATCCTCATGAGCCTGCCGCATGCCCGCAGGAGCGCGTCGCCGTCGTCGCTCGTGGAGTACATGGCGACCGCGATGATCGTCCCGTCCGCCCGGCGGACCGGGATCACGTCCTCGAAGTAGCCGGTACGCGCGGCGGCCTCGATGAACTGGAACACCCGGTCGCGCGGCTCGTCACCTACGTAGCCGGTGATGTGCATGCGGCGGTCGCTCACCGGCGCCTCCCGTCCAACTCGGCAAGGTACTGCGACTCGGTCATGAGGAACACGCAGGCGACTGGCTCCTCCCCGTCAAGCCTCCATGCCACGTTCCAGACGCGCAGTTGCCTGTCAGCCTCCGGGGGCAGCACAACCTCGCCTGATCGCGGTACTGCGCTGAGGTCGAACTCCCCGAAGTCACGCAGGTCATGCGAGAACCTGACCCTCACCGCCGCCGCCTCTTCGCCCGCGCTCGCTGCCGCCTGCGGTACTCGCGGCCGTCAATGCACAGCTTGCGGGACGGCGGGGCGGGCCAAGACCACCCGACCGTCGGCCCGGCGTCGTCTAGCCCCACGATGAACACCCGGTAGTTCCACGTCCCGTGCCGCAGCCAGTTCCACCGGACAGGCCACAGCGGGCGGCCACCATCGCAGATGACCTCGCCCTCGTCCGGTGTGCCGATCGCGGCGGCCAACCCGTCGAACACCTTCGGCCCGGTGCGTGGTTCGCCGATGAAGGCACGGCGCATGCCCTCGCCGACCTCGGCGCTGACGCCCGTGAGGAAATTGGCAAGGTCTGCGACCGGGAAGTCCTCGCCTAGACCGTCAGCTTCTCCGCTCATCGTTCAACCGGAACAGGGCGGATCGTGATGGTAGTCCCGGCCGAAGTTCCCTGCCTAAAGCGCAGGCCGTCCATGCGGACTCCGTGCGGCTCCCAATTGCCGTAGCCGCGCACGGCCTCAGTGGCATCCCTGGCGCGACCCATGCTTGCGAAGACGCGGGGAGTCGTGAGTTCGCCGCCGTACGGGGCGGAGTCATG